TGCTACTGTTAAAATTGTTTTTCTCATAAATTTTCCTCTCTTTGTTTAATTTGCTTAGTTGAATGCTCTCTTCATTTAAGACTTTATTGAATAACCTTGCGCTATTCCAATAACCTTTATTTAATAACCTATTTGTTATAACCACTTATAAATATAATTCATATATTAAAAAAAGCTCCCTTCGTTAAAATGTTTATAGAGGCGGGCAAAATCATCCCGAATGACATTAACAACCTTTGTAATATGTTGTGTTTTGGTGTTAGTCATTTCTCTAATCATAATATATAGGGCTTTTTTATTAAAAATTTCTATGTTTTTTCTATCCTCGAACAATACTAATAGTGCTCGGGCGATTCTTTTATCTCGTTCCGATTTGAATGTTTTATCGACTAATTGGCTTTCGTAATACTCAGTAAACCTAGTCATGAATATATCTAATCCATCCAATCTTTCTTGTCGTGCTGTTTCAACGCCAATGTTTCTTCTAGTATCAATAACAGTTACATCAGCTTTACTAATTAGAGCCTTGTAATTTTTATTATTGTTTTGAATTAAATAATTCTTTGCTACAATACTAAAATATGAAAATGCTTTACCTTTTCCAGGTGTAAACTTTGTAAGTTTTTCTAATAAGAAGGCTATCACCTCATGTTTCACTTCAAATATTCCGCCATCAAAATAATAAAACTTAAATGTATGTATTATATTCTCAGCTAATTTATCAAACGGATATAATATAAATTCATTGTATACTTTATTTCGTAAATGTTGGTTTTTTTCTGCATTATAAGCTATAATTGCCAATTCAGTTTCATGGGTAAAGTACATTTTTTTACTTCTCGGTCGACCTCTTTTCTTCTTATTTAATGCCTTGAATTCCTCGTCCTTTCTTATTTCTTCTGCTCTAACAATTTCAATATCTATATAAAATTGCTGTACTGGACTATTAGTTTTCATCATTTGCCTTTAACTCTTCTAGTTCCTTTATATTTTTAGAAATTTCAGCAAAAATAGATCCAACATCATCATCTGTTTCAAACATTTTTTTAGAATCTATTTCTCTAATTTTAGATAAGATATCATTTAGTTTTTTACTATATTCGTCAATCCAAACTGCAGCTTCTTCATTTGCTTCTTCTAATTTTTCTGTTTTTCTAAATAGATTCCAATTAACATATATGCTAATTATAACTATTACTGCTAATATTATTTCTAAAATCAATTGCCTTCTCCAAATAAATCCTTGAACATATCTTGAGCTTGGGATGATGTTGCACCTTCAGTTGATATTTTAGGGGTTTTAGTAAATGATTTTGGGTTTTTACTAAAAGCTGTTTTTATTGTGTTGCCAGAATTCCACCTTTCATATTCTATTCTAGATGCCATGTGATCTGCATGATGTAGAACTATGGGTAAGTTATTCCATAGAGCTTTTTCTTTTCCCCATGGTTTAAGATATGCATCGTTTGCTGAATCATATACTCCATCATGAGTAAGTATTCCTATCATTTCATTTTGAGAAAAGTTAATGCCATATTCTTGTAATAGCCAAATACTCCTATGTGGGACGGTCATGTGTTGGATATTAGGATTAGGGTCATAAATCTTACCTTGATTTTTTCTATGCCATTCACTTTGGTTTGGTATATAGTATTCATTGTCCTTATCACCAACTTTTCCTAAGTCGTGGTTTAATGCACAAAACATAATTTCTTCTTTAGTATAACCAGACATATCTGCACCCATTTCAGACCATAAGTCATATAATTTTTCAGTACAGTTTATTACATTTATAACGTGATCGACGTATCCACCAATAAAACTGTTGTGAAAGTGTTCTATACCAGATGCTGGTGCCGTCATCATATTGGTACCAAGGTCATCATATAAAGTATTTAGTTTTATTAGCCTATCACCAGTAAAGTTATCACTGATTTTTGATTTTAAGTCTGACCAATTCTGGGTTATTTGTTCTTCTGTTAAATTCATATTATTCTCCGTATAAACTAAAGGTTTTTTGAGGTTCTGGTTGTTTTTCTTTTTTATCTATGGAATATACTTTTCCGTCAAAGGCAGCTAGATGATAATCCCTACAACCTGTTTCTTGATAACTCCATTCTAAACCTTCAGTTAAAGATTCAAATGATAAATCTGATCTTCCAATAGGTTTCCAATTATCGCCTGGGGGTACTCTTTCAAGTACTTGTGTTTTTTCTTCTAAATATTCCATATTAGTCAAATAAAAGTTTCATTTGTTTCTTATTTATATTTTTATCATTGTCCTGTATGTCACCAAAGGTGTCTCTAACTGTATTCTCATGATAACCTAATGCGTGAGCCATTCTGACACAAATAATCTTAAATTCTTTACAATTCATATTGTTTGGTACTTTTAATGATATTGATTTTGCTTCTTTTGTAGATCCACCTCTTTGGTAAATTAGTGTATCATAATTTTCTGAATCCATTTCCGATTTTCTCCAAGGTTTTAATTGGTAGTAATATAACCCATATAAACAGTGCAGCGGTTAGAGCAAACATTGCTACTACAAAGGCGCCAATATAGATTAAAAAGTTTGTTAGTATTTTTTTCATTATATATAATATAATAAAAATTTGTGATATAAAAAAATGTTTTTTGAATTACTTTTTATATTTCTTTAGATATGCTTCAATATCAAACACCCGTGGAAATTTACCAGTTGCAACTTTGGTGTGTAGTTTTATTTCTTTAAGTACTATTTTTTTATCTTTTTTCCATCTGATATTTACGAGTTGTTTTTTTAATTTATGCAAGTTAAGAGCTGCAGTTGTCATTAGGCCTTGTTTTTCTCGTTTTGTCATTCTTTTGGTGGGTTTTGCTTTTTTATCAACAACAGTTATTGAAAGAGTACCCTTTAATTCTGGTTGTTCTTTTCCTCTATGATATACATTTCCGTCTTTATCTACGAACTCAGCCATTAGTGTCCAACCCCTAGGTTTGTCCGATTTTGGTGCTGATGTTTCAACTGGATCTACCATTTCACTTACACAATCAGAACATGTTACTGCAGTAGTATCTTCAGTAACCATTGACATTTGGCCACACCGCTTGCATTCCATATATTTGTATAGTGCGTCTTTTCGCTGATTCCATTTATCACCGTTTCGATATTCTGTATAGTATGTTTGTTCTTCCATATAATATTAAATATAAAAATTATATAATTTTATACTTTTTTAGTATTTTTATTGCACTTTTTATATTACCACTAGCTAAATAGTCATTAAATTGTATACCAGTTTTCCACCTAGGTAGTTTTTTGCCTAGAATAGATAATTCATCAATAGTATATTTTTCACCGTATACGTCATATTTTTTAACTATTGTTTGTTCTAATTTTTCCAAATCATCAACTACTATATCTTGTGGTTCTATTTTTATTTCTTTCTTCAATTTCTTCTGGTTTTCCTTGACTCTTTTAATGAGAGATTTATTTGGTTCTGATAGAGTACTCATTGGGTAAAGTTCATTAAATTTCTTTCCCTCCGGTGCAGACATTACTACCCTATTTAGATGGTCATTTCTCCTTTCAAAATAATTTTCTTCAGGATCTTCTGGCTTCTTTATCTGAGCAAATGCCATATTTGCTGCTACTACAAGTGCTATTGCCAATGGGTCAAATACAAATATAATGAGTAATAAGAACCAGTTAACAACTTGTCCCATATCCTTACCGGTTGTTTCAGCTAGATACTTTAGTGGGCCAAGCTCTCTCTCATCTTCATTTGAGATTTCCTTTTCTAATAAGGACATATCAGTTGTTGTAATTGAATCTAATACTGCTTCTAATTTTATATTAAGATTATCTCTATCGAAAATTGTAGTTTTTAATTCTGCTTGCAGTGCTCGTCTTGTAGAACTAGATGTTGTTGTAATTACTGTTTGAGAATTTTCATCCCAATAAGATACTGATGTTGGGTTTGAAAGCGATATTCTTAGATCAGAAATTGACTTATTTATTTGAGTTTTCTCAATTGTTAAGTCTACTTTTTGCTCTTCAAATCTAATTTGTTTTTGATTGAGTATTGATAGAGATTTATCAAGTAATTCCGATTGAGTTGCAGTTGATTGATATGCTCCAGATAAAAATCCATATATACCACCTGATGTTATTATCATTAGAACAAAACAAGCAATAGCAAGATATGCCCTAAGCCATTTATTTATAGTGTCCCAATATTGATATAATAAAGATGCAACTACTAACTTTGCAAATTCTAATGATCCAGCCATTATAATTACTTCATTACTGGCACCAGCAAATAGTTTGCTTAATCCAAAGACGGAGTAAAATGCAGCAGAACCAGATACGGTTAGAGCTGACAAGGTAATTAAGAATGGGAATAATCTAGATTTCATACTAATTTGGGCGATTATTTTTTATTTCAAAAATATAACTATGGACAGATATTCCAGATGGTTTTATATCCTTTCTATATTCTCTAAGTATGTTTCCAGCAGTTTCAAATGCTAATTTAACCTTTAATACTATAGATTCATTAATGGATGATACTATTAAATTTTTGTTATACATTGCTATTGTACAACCCTGTTCTGATACACTAGTATTAAAAATAATTTCCTTTATATTTTTAGGTTTCCTTCTTGATTCGGGAATTAGATTTTCACCATTAGCTAGTTTTCTGACAAAATCATCTAATAGGGAATTTGGACAGGAGTCTATAAATTCATTAAAATATTCTACTGAATCATCAAAGAGATTGTGCTTATCTTCTTCACTAACTAAATCCCAAATTATTGTAGATATAAGTGCATCTGCTTGATTTATTTCATCTGGAGTATGTCTTGGTTCTTGCATGTCTATACCAAACATATCTAATGAAAAGCTAGGTTGTTTCTTAAATGAATTAAGATAATCCTGTATTTTCTTTGAGAACGTATAAAATGCTCTTGGTTCAGAATCACCAATAGCTTCTAAATATATAGTTATTTCATCGTGGACGGTCGACCAAAAGTTTGAGTCTGGGTCTAACACATCATCTATTTTCCAATTTTTAATCATATATATTATTCAATCATTTTAGTTAAATCCACCAACCCACCCAGCTGAACTCTTTTAGCTATCCGCGACGTCTCAGACGCAAAAACTAGAGGGTAAGAGTTCCTAATACCCTCATTCGTTTTTATTTTTTCCACTATCCACCGAAGCTTAAACGACGTGGCTTCTTTTTGCCGTTGGGTCTGGGGACTTTATTAAGCCGCCATTGCCATTTCAACATGTTCGCCTGTTATGCGTGACCTTCCTTAAATCCTTATCTCAATGTCAATATCCAAGTCATCCCCATTATATTCAATTGAATATAGTTTATCACCGAGGACCATATTATATCTAAATGAATATAGTCCGTTGAGTGGAGATGGAGGGAGT